CCTACTGTTGTAGTGCTTCCTTCAACTACTAGGTTTCCAATTACTGTTAGATTACTACCTATTTTAGCATCTCCAAACACATGAAGGTTTAATCCTGATTCTGGTGTTACTCCAATTCCTACTTGAGTAGTAGAAACAAACATAGGAGAGTTATTACCAAAGCCATCAGTTAATTGTTTAGCTGAAGTCGTTATATTTCCATTATCAGAAAACTTTACAAGTGACTGGTAGGTGTTTTTTATTTTATTTCCTGAAAGTGTAGCCATCTTTATTTAGTTTTTGCAAGAAAGTATCTAATTTAACTACATTACTTTCTTTAGGTTTGTATGTTTTTATCTTTTTATAATCCATTAAAGTACCCAAGAATTAAAATTAACATCTTTATCAGGGTACATATCTCCATTAGTAGAGGAAACATATTCTGGGTATAAAGTGCTATTGTAATCCATGTAATCAACAAATCTTCTAGTGTAAAATTCTGCTGTTTCAGTAACTTTAGCTAACATCATTCTCATTTCTTCTAAAGAAATAGTTTCTGAGTTTTCACTTCTATGTTTAAATACACCTCCATTACTAATTTGATACATAGCAAAAGGCAAATAAGAACTTTGTGTAAACCAAGTAAGCATAGGTTTTACATAATCATCTAATAATGTTTTGTAATCGGCATTACCAGAATCATCTATAGTTCCGTTTAATATTAAAGTCTGTAGTTTCTTATAAAGTAATCCTCCTAAATAGTTTTGAATATGCGTGTCTTGAGCTACCTCAATAAACTGTATTAGTTTATCAGCATCTACATTTCCGTCTATTATAGATTTTCTTTTTAAATCATTTATTGTTATAAAGAGTGCTTTCTGTGCCATAATTATTTAGTTTTTGGATAAGCACCTCTGTTTGGCATATCTACTGGTCTAACTTCGACTTCTTGAGGATTATTTGGTTCCTTAAATCCGTCTTGTACAGCATCTGAAGCTTCAACTTCGGTATTTGGTGTTACTTTCTTTTTATATACTCTTCTTTCCCAGAAGTGATGACAATTTTTACCTCCTTTGAACTTAAACAGGTTGTATTTACTCTTGTTATGCCCTAATTCACTGTTTAATCCTTTAAAAGACATAAGAGTAATGTCTTCTTTTCTAAACACTAAGTTTTTACTTGTAAGAGATTCCATTTGTTTACAGAACACTCTACTTTTATCAGAGTTTCTTACTGGACCATAAGAATATCTTATTTTATATCCAGAATTATCTTGACCTGATTTCTTATTAGGTTTAGCATCGTCTTCCGACACACTTAGTTTAGTTAAATCAAACTCTTCATTATCATTACCTGCTGCTTCACTATGTACAAGCTCCCATTCATCAGAGACAACTTCACCTAATACTTCTAATTGAGTATATAAGTCTTCTGCACCTTCATCTGATAAATCTAATTCTTCTTGTGAACTTAATTTCTCTCCTGTTTCTTCTTCTCTCTTAACTTTAGTAGAAATATTGTCTAATTCTGTAAATTCTATTGGTTGTAGAGTTACAAAGTATAAGCTTAAATATATTTTATTAAATGCAAGTATCTCATCTAAACCATCTATTATATTCTGTTGAAATGGCCTGATTACTATGTTATCCATAAGTATAGATGCAGTTCTAAGTTCTTCTGCATTGTTTCCAAACCCTGTATTGTCTTTTATACCTAATAATATAGGAGAAACAATACCATGACCAAGCATTATCTTTTCTCTACTTTCGTCAGCCAAGAATTGATACTGTGCATGAGCATCTGGCAAGTGAATAGGCTGTAAATCTGCTTGAGTCTCTGTAGACTCATTAAAAGTAAGTATGAATTTACCTGCATTTGAAGAGCCACTAAACTTATCATATATTTTATGTTCAATAAGTTCTTGAGTTTCTTCATTAGGTACTCCATTGTTAAAGTTTATTAATAAAGAAGGTTGTAATCCGTTCTTTATATTATTTATATGATAATTACTTACTTCTTCTTCTAATTCTGCATATTGTAAGCAAGATTGATAGTCTACTGGAGAATAATAGTAGAATCCTGACCTATATGGTTTAAATACATATATTTCTATAACCTCTTTTTTAGAACCATTACCAAAAGAAGGTATTCTTTTAGGTTTGTCACTAGGACTCATTTCAGACCACTTAGGATGATAGTAATAAGCTTCTATTTGACCTTTTTTAGCTTTTTCTGCTCTAAGAGTCTCCATAGGAAAGTGTAACACCTTCACAATGGCTGTTTTTGGCTTGTTATAGACCACTTGAACGGCAGATTGACCTAACATCTTATAATCATTCACAACACGCCTTAAATCCTTTTGTTTTAAGAGCATTTTCATCTTTGCATACATCTCAGGTTTTATTTCACTGTCTGTAGCTTCTAATCCTCTACCATAAATCATATCTACGATACCATTTATACATCTTGCGTTTGTAGGACTTCCTAAGTATTTATCTATAAGTTCATCAAAGTAATCATTATTATCTCCATACTGAACCCAATCTTTTCCGTAGACTTCTTTTATTTCTGGTATTTCATAACCAGATAGATTAACTACTCTAATATTTTTATTTTCCATGTTATATTACTATGTATTCGTCTTCAGTACCTGCTCCATATTGAGTGTACTTGTTTTCGTTTAATGTATGTATTACTTCATCATTTGTTTGAGAAGTTACATAAGCTTTATCTCTATAAAATAAATCTCCACCTAATGTAAATTCTAAAAAATATAAATTGTTTTCTTTTAATATTGTAGAAGCAAATTGTATGTCAGAAAAATTACCATTACTTGACATATTTGAATCAGTAATTGTTTCATTTATATTAGTGCCATCTTCTGTTATTTTTAAAGAAAGAGAACCACTTAATCCCTTTCTAGGAATTACTTTAATAGTTTGTGTATTTGAGTTAGGTAGTAATCTTATCATAATAAGATAACTGAAAAGTGTTGATTTTGTTTTATATAGAAAAAGGGCCAATAAGGCCCTTTATATCTATTATGTTTAAGAGTATACTATGTTTAAGAGTTTACAACAGTAAATCCAACAGTAGTAGGGTCAGACTCCATAAAATTAGCTGGAGCTTTTTCCATTCCTGTTAAAGTTAAAGTGTATCCACTTAAGTCTCCCATAGCACCACCTGTTACGATAGTACCACCAGAAACATCCATACCATGCTCAATACCTGATAAGAAGTAATTTCCATTATTGTCTTTTATTATAACGTGAGGTCTGTTAAAAGATAATAACTTTAATTCTTTGTGGTCAGCAATAGTTAATTTGTGTAAAGTAAGTTCAAGAACTTGTTCAAAAGCAGTAGTTCCATTTTCTCTACTTGCCTGAATGTTTTGAGTGAAAGAAGAAGTTCCTTTAATGTCATATTCGTATGCAGATGGAGAACCAGTGATTGACTCTATGGCATCTGTGTTAGTTGTGTCAAACGTAATGTTTGAGTATAACGAACTGTCATAATTTACAAAGTAAACTTTATCTAACCCACCAACACTGTCTTTACAAGGTTCTGTTCTATATAGTGATAAATTACAAGACATATTATTAGTTTTAAAAGTTAGTATTAAAAGGGTGAGTGGTTAAACCCACCCTTTATTTATTATTATTATTAAGCGTTTACTCTATATACAATATCTCCTCCGATTCCGTATTGAACTCCACTTGTAAACCTCATGATTACTCTTACATTTTGAGAACCATCTAAGTCACCCATATCGATAACTTTTACTTCGTTGTGGTCAGATAAAAGACCTGTTCCAAAGTATAGGTTAGATTTTTCAGCAGCAACAGCAGTGTCATCAGCTAATCCATTAGCAACAAATAGTTTTACACCATCAAAGCTTAATGAACCATTGTTCCACCATTGAGTTCCTTGAGAGTTTGTACCAGCAGCACCTAATCCAGAAGCTCCAAATCCACCTAAGCTTCTTACATAAGCTCTAGCAATGTTTTGAGATACATATACATACATATCTTCTTGTCCGTATAAAGAAGAAGGAATTGCATCTACGATAGCACCTAATTCAGAGATTACGTTAGCAGAAGTAATTGCAGCACCAGTTACATCGATAACATCAGCATCAGCAGCTAATAAAGTAGAGAATCCGTCAAATTCACCAGCGTTAGCGTTAACTCCACTCCAGATGTTTTGCTCAGTCTTCTCAGCAACTTTAGCAGCAACATGAGAGATTAAGAAATCACTAAATTTTGGAGGTAATTTGTCAAATGAAGAATATCCCATTTGTACAGCTTCCCAATCAGAACGGAAGTCTTTTTTACATAGTTCAATATTAACTTGGAACTCTTCTGGTTGAAGGATTCTTTCAGTTAATGTAACTGTGCCTGTGTCAGCAAAGTCACAAGAAGCGTTAGCAATAAGTCCACTTGTAGAGACTTTCTTGATTACTTCTTTAAACTTTACATTAGGTTTTACTGAAATTCCACCATTTTCTATAGTAGAACCAGATAATAATGCAGCAGAAATATACTTTCCAGCAAATTCTCCAGCATAAGTACTTGTAATTGAAGTTGTAGTAGCCATTTTTTATTATTTTAGTTTTGGTTTATTATGATATTTTGTTTAATACTCTATCCATTATTGTTTGTGGTCTGTTTTGACCATATAAATGAACATTGTTTTTTTCTACATCGGATTCAGGGGAATGAGCAATAGGCTCTACTTCTGATTCCTGTGAAGATAATTCCACTTCACTTTCTTCTGATACTTCTTCAGAATTCAATTCTTCAGGAACTTCAGGAGATTTTTCATCACTCATTGATTCCATTAATTGGTCGTACATTGCTTTTACTTCAGCAATAGCTTTAGAAAGTTCTTCTTTAGTAGCGTATAAATCTTCTTTTTCAATTTCCTCTACAGGAATTTCATCAGAAACTTCATCTTTTACTTCTTCGATAACTTCTTCGGCTAATTGTACATCTTCTTGTACTTCTATCTCTTCGACTTTTTCTTCAGTCTCAGATAGTAAGATTTTCTTAAATTTGTCTACGATGTCGGTAGCTTTCATATATTATTGATTTAAATTAATAGTATAACTTGATAACTTCAAGCCTTTCTTTCTGTTGTATTTTTAAGCTTTCTTCTGTATTATAAACCATTCAACACCATCTGACCATACTTGTATTCCTTCATATTCTATATTAATTACATAAGGGTCTGTAGAGCCATCTAATGTTTCAGAATTTATAGGTGTTAAATTTACTCTTGTTGAAACTGCAAATCCACCATTTGAAAGAAACCTCATAACTCTATTGGTATTAGAAGCTGCACTTGGTAAATTTAATGTAGCTGTACCTGCTGAACCACTCCAAGTTAATCTAATAAGCATAGTTTTATCATAAGTTGAATTGGATAGATTAACAGTAGAACCAGCACTCATAGTGATATTCTTAGGAATCAAGTAATTCTCTAGTTGATATACCTCAGCTTTTTTAGTTTCACTTCCTTCTACTACAGCAAGTAAATCGTCTTCTTGTATTGTTGTTATTGCGTTTAATTGTGATATTTTTTTAGCCATTTCTTATACTTTTATATTATTACCGTTTTCTTGTTGTAAATAAGCTCCTGCTTCAGTAAGTAATAAGTCTTCTCCAACTAGAGAACCTATTCCTTGAGCCTGTAAAGAACCATCACAACATTTTCTTGAGTAAGTTCCATCTTTACACAAACAACCTCTTCTTGAAGAACGAGGACTTGTTCTGCTTGGTGTTTTTTTATATCTTCTTCTCATTATTTCTTTTTAACACAATTAGGTCTTCTTTTGCCATCTATAATTTGATAACCCTTTTGCTCATAGCCATCCCAACAAGGACTCTTAGTAGTTGCTCCAGCTTCTACTGAATGTGACTCACAAGGCATATACCAAGTTTTACCTTCATACTCATGTTCATGAAATCCTTCACACCCTATATTATTTGCTATTTCTAATGCTTTTTCTTTAGAAGAGTAAGCTAGTCTTTCGTCTATGATAGCATAGTCTTCGTTAATTTTCATTGATGCTAATTCTAAAGAAGTTATAGGCTCTATATCTCTGTCTATTTCTTTTATTTTATCAGTAGCCCAATTAATACCTGCATCTCCACCCCAAGCATCCCAGAGTAGTTTTCCACAGCCTTTCTCATAAGAAACATTCTTGTCTCTTCTAAATCTAACATAAGAAGCCATTTGAGATATTAAACATCTTGATATAGGTTCCTTTTTAGCTAACATTTGTGCAAATTGCCAACCAGCTTTTGTTCCACATTGTATTTTATTTTCTACTTTGTATTTTAAAGCTCTTAAAGCATTTTGATGTGCTTTTTCTGGATAATCACCAAATTTATCTTCAGATAAAGTTAGTTTGTTGCAGTCTAAAGAATCTTGCATTTGTAATTCTAATTCATCTATTTCAGACATTTTCTTTTTATCTATCTGTTTTAATTTAGATATAGCCCAGTTGACACCAGCACTGCCTCCCCAAGCATCCCACATAATACCACCACATCCTTCAGAATATGGAACATCTTTATGTTGTTGATGTCTTTTAAAACTAGCCATTCTTGCAATAGTTGACCTTGTTAAATTGGATTTTGAAGCGATTTGTGATGCTCTTCTCCAGCCTACAGAAGTTCCACAAGAACTGCCATTTTCTTTTTTATACTTTAAAGCTCTCTTTGCATTGTTCACTGCACCTTGAGGATAGTCATTATAAGATTCTAATTCTATTTCTTGTGACTCTAAGAACGCTTCTTCTATTTCATATAACTTAGATAAAGCTTCCATTTCATCAAAATCCTCTTCTACACTTTCTCTTGGTCTATCATCTAATTTATCAGCAAAAAAACCTTCTATAGAAAATCCTTTTACCTTTCCTTCTTTTACAAAGTCATTCCATATCTCATCATTGTTCACTTTTACAGAAACCATCCAAGTTCCTACTGGTAAACTAAACCCATACTTTCTTGATTTATCCTTTTTTTTATCTTCTATAATCCAAGACTCTACAACAGACAACCCATTGAGTTTAACGTCATGTTCTAAAGTTGAGTTATT